AAGTGTCCTGTTAAAGATATAGTAAGTTTTTGATTATTCAGTATAGATGCTCTGGCAATACCTTGAGCAAGATATTGTTTCTGAAAATCAGGGAAACTATTGTCTCCCTTTCCACCATCTTGAGGTTCATTAGAAGCAACTTGTGTACCATTATACCAGTTTTCATGGTTAATCACAGATGACATCACTCTAGAAGGGTACTCAGAAAGTTGTTCTTGTCCAAAAGGCAATTTAGATTGATTACCCAAATGTGCCATATCACCCCACATCTCTGCTAAGGAATATACCTGTTCTTCATACTGCCCTGTATTTATATTAAGATAACAAGTTAAAGAAGAGTATCCCCCTGACCTCATCTTCTTTAATATATTTAATTCTTGTCCAAATATAATTTCTTGAATTCTATAAAGAGATGGTTCTTGTTCCGAAGACCAATTATAAACAAATGGTTTTCCTATTGGTGGGTTTCCATTAAAAGTCTCATCAGTAGATACTAGACTATCAATTGATCTAAATGTAAATCCCCTATTAGTCTGAAAGAAAAAATATCCAGCAGTACCTGTTGCTTTTTCTGCTTCTACCGTATTAACATCACTAGATGATTGATTTGATCTTGAATAAGATGCCTGTCTTTCCTTAATAGCATTTCCTGTCTTCTCTGATATTGTTTTTGGTAACAATGATCTTATCAAAGAATATGGTGTCTTCTTAGTTGGAAGAACCTTTATAGTGGTACTAGATGCTTCAGAATCAATAAGATCTTCAGGAACCTTTAAATACTCCTTCAGTATCTCAGAAACTTGAAGAGAAGTATTTCCTTCAATTTTTTTATTGATACGTATCCCTTCATTCAATAACCCATATTCAGATATTAATCCTAATGTATATGTCTGTTTCCTATCTCTGTTTACTCTATTAAAAATATTCCAAACACGAAATTCATACACATACTGACCACCATTATTATCTTCTATATCAACTACTACTTTTTCCCATCCTTGAATTGGCATAGTTGAAATAACATTCTCTTCATTATCAATTATAACCATAGTCCCACCATAAGATGGCCAATTTATATCTTCATAATACTGAAACTGTGCTAACATACTTCCTGGAACCATAGATCCAAGGTTCACATAAGGATCTCCGTCTTCATCACCAACTTTCCACATAGCAGCAGATTTTATTGTAAAAGAAGAAGCATAATCCTTACTCACTACTTGTTGTTCAGACATTATCCAAATCCCTCATATGCTCCTGTATAAGTTCCATCTTCCCAAGGGTTTCCTCTTACAGCCAGGGCAGAATGTACTATATCAGGTTTTTTAGATGCTCTTGTTGCATTATTTATTACGTTCATATCAGGAGTACTAGAGTTTAAAAGAGATGAAAGTTCTTCATCTATAGATTGATCATTAACCCTTTGAGCAATAGTAGTTAATCCATGAGGAGATTCAAGGATGTTCTTCTTAGCAGAACCACTATCACCAAAAACAACATGCTTAGTAAAGTACTCACTACTGCTGCTAGGATTAGAAGACATATCCATCATATCCATCATCTGCTGCTGTTGTAATCTATAGTTTCTCATACTATTAATAGTTTTACCAGTAAAAGTATCACCTGAAACTTCATGACCTTTTGGATCCTTAGCCAATCCAAACCAATTTCTAATGCTTTCAAACACACCTCCACCACCTTTAGCAGAAGGTTTATTAATATTAACAGAAGAACTTCTATTATATGAAGTATTACTTGTACTTCCTGATCTACCAGCAGATGCCCCATGACCACCCTTTCCACTAATCCAAGAAGTAAATTTCTGAAATACATTCTTTTCATCTGTATCACGTGACTGATCTCTAGTTAAAGTCTCCCTTCTTGCTGCATCTGATTTAGATCTTGCCTCCATTCCTTGTTCTAACCCACTAAGAGAAGCTGAAGAAACACCAAAAGCAGCTGCTATAGGTTCAATTATTTGATTTATTCTAGTACCTACTTCTGGTCCAAAAGTAGATTTTTGGAGAACTTTATTAATAATACCAACAGTCATAAGACCTGCCGCTTTAGCAGGTAATTGTATTGCTTGACCAAGATCCTCATGTATACTAGTATCACCAGATATATTATTTGAATTAATATTATTAGTAATATTTGATGATGGTGAGAAAGTTGGTGTCATTGATTTAGGATTATCACCTGGATGGCTTCCAGGAACAAGACCACGTTCTGCCATAAATGGCATATTACCAATTGAATATTTACCAACAGCAGATGGTTGTCCTTGTGTAAAGTTATTATCATCTGGAACAATATACTCATCACCATGAAGAACAGCAAGATAACCACTATCAGGACCACGAGCAAGACCACCCATACGGAATCCATCTCCACCTGGACCAGGATTGAATGGCAATGCTAATTGTTTTACATCAGGTTCTTGCCAAGGATCTGATATATCTCCTCTATCATCTTCTGCTCTATCCCTAGCTTCCATCGCTGCAATCTCTTGCTGATCATAGTCTTTCTTTTGAATTTCTAAGGTATTACTGAGATCTTCCTTTTGATCATCTCGCATTTCCTTAACTGCACTCTCTTGCTTATCATTTGCTCTAAATTGTTCATGATTCTGTGCTCTTAATGCGTCAATAATATCATCTAACTTACTCTCAAGAATACTAGAACTACCCTCCAATTGTTTGTGAGTAGCAGAAATACCATCCTTTGCAATTATTATACCTTCATTTGCCTCATCCATCTTCCTATTAATGGAACCAAGACTAGCAGACAATGACTCTGCAACAGCAGATAAGAATTTACCTAACTTCTCTTCCCTAACTTTAACTCCCTGACCAAATAGTGATCTAGCTTTATTAAATATATTTTTCTTGCCATCAGGAATAAATCCACTCTCAGCTTGAATAATTGGCAATCCCATCCTTTCTTGGATCATCTTTGCCTTTTCTATTGGGTCAAGTCTTGCTAACTGTCCAGCACTCATAGAAGGCAATGGTGCTTTTAAAGCACTTCCAGGAGTAGATACAATAGCAGATGATGATTTTACTTGAGGATTTATAGGACTTGCAAAAGGACTCATTAAAGATCTCTTTTGACCTCTCATCAAATATTCAGAACCTTTAAGATCTGGCATTTGATGTTGGAATCTTCTAGGTAACCAACCAGTAGCTTTAGAACGAAGAGCATGACCAAAAAACTCTCCTCTATTAAGTTTAAAATCATCAACTCCAGCTTTCTGTGGATCTATAATATCCTTAGCATCCTGTCTATACGCATCCCCTACTAAGGCAGCTTCATATATCCTCTTAGCAATAGATTGAGTTAAATCTCCTGTATATGTCTTAACAAGTCCTGCCATTTGTTATACCGTATATTTTGCTAAATTATATGCATTAATAAAGTCCACACTACTTGATTTAGGTGTTGGTATTGCTTTCTGAGAAGCTTCTTCAACTATAATATTATTAATCACCACGAAACCAGCATTTCTAATCACTTTCTTTATCTCTACTTGACGATCTTGACTCTTTGCAGAGACCATTGATGACTTAGCAAGAGAATTGTTATTAACAGGAGAACTGACTTGATCAAAACTTAAATCAGCATCCTTTCTTTTAGGTGCTGCTAAATCACCCTCTGGTCCACTATTTAAGTGAAAAATAGTAAATTGTTCACCATTATATTCAAATAATATATTATTACCCTCACCACCAGATGATCTCTGATATAAAGTTTCAGGATCAAAAGTTATCTGATCTGAGAAAGTAATAGGTTGATTATTAATACCAAGTCCACCAAAATCAGGACCATAATGAGGTCTTCCCCAACGATCTGGAGATGCAGGAGATGTAAAATCCCAATCACCCAATGGTTTACCACCAACAAAAATATGATCTATTACTGGATGATCCTTAGTTATATGACCTTCCTCATAAGATGTAGGTGGTGGGAACCTTTGAATATGAACATGAGGACCAGTAGAATTACCAGTATTACCTACTCTACCAACAATAGGTCTTTGTGCATTTGGTTTTGTATCTGGTCCTCCCTCACCCTTCTTATTACCTCTACCCCATTTATTAAACCAATTCCTCGGATCTAGAAAATCTCCTGTCTTTTGAAATATATTCCTATCATCATGCTCATCAGTCTTTTCTCCTTTTTTAATTAAATCTCCTCTCTTATCCAAATCAGTCAATCCAAAAGTCGCAAAATCTATTAACCCACCAAGATTTCTTTTAATTCCTTCAGGTTTAGTATCAGGATCCACAGGCACACATTTACGAGCCTCCTGATCCCATTTCATACCATCAGGACATTTAGGTTCCTTCTCTTTCTCAATCAATTCCAATTTTCTATCAGAAGCCATTTTAGTAGTGCTTTCTACATTACTGGATGATCCAACTCCTCCAATATCACTAGTAACACTAACACCAGAAACAGGGAAACTTGACAATCCTGCATCAGAAACTAATGTCCCAAATTCTGGACCAAATCCAGAACTATCCATAATTGCCTTTGTTACACCCAGTATTTCAGATATTGAACTTGTTGGATCGGGAAGCATTGGAGAAACATTCCCTCTTTCAAAAGGTAAAACACTATCGTAATCTGAATAAGGATCTTTACCTGTCAATATTTGAAAAAGTTCATAACCAGTTAATGTCATTCCAGCAACAGTCGCTATTGTAGATGCTACAAGACCTGGAGCACCACCAGCAACATATCCTGCTTCAGCAGCACTAGCAGCCATATCAATAGCAGCAAGAGATGCACCAAACCAATCACCTTTCTTTTTATACCTTGCAAGATCATCTGCTGCCATAGCTGAACTAAGAACAGGAACCATTCTAGAAGATCCTTTTGTTAATAATTTTGCAAGACCCTTCTTAGCCACAGGACTTTTACTAATTCTACCCAAAAGTGCTTCAGAAATACCTTTAGTTACATGTTTACGAGCCATTTTATATGGTACTCTTACTCTCTTCAATGCCTTAGATTTCCATGCAGCCTTAAAAACACGATTCGCTATTCCCATTGTAAATTCTTGTATTCTACCCCTTAAAAAATTAGCTAGAGGATTACTTTTTCCCCTTCCTTTGCTAATTGCATGAGACCCTGATAAATCTTCCGTTAAATCATCAAGCAATTCTAATTGAGTATACTTTGCCTGTTCTTCTGCGTCTTTCCTTTCCTCATCACTCTTAGTTAAAACCTGAAGTATTGTATCAAATTTATCTTCTAGTATTTGATTTTGATTAATAATAAGATTTTGAGTATCTACCAAATTTGCAGTAACTGCTGATACTTTACCAGATAAATTATCAACCTTTCTTTCAGTGGCGACAAGTTTTGCATCAATAGGACCAAAAATCTTTAAAACATTTTCTCGTAAAGATTTATCGTGAACCTTAGTAGCATCAGGATCATCTTTTTTTAATTCTCTTGCTGCTTGCCTAACTTTCTTGGAGGGTTTGTTTTCTCCATTTTCATCCATACGATCCTTAATCGCATCCCAAAGCTTACCAGCGATAGCCTGTGTTAAATCTCCAGTGTATGTCTTGGTAAGTCCTGCCACTATTTGTTCTTAGCTGCTTCTTGTTTTTGTTTGAGTTCTTCAAGGTATTGGATAAGGAATGTTGTATAAACTTCCCTCTCCCAAGGCATCATATTTTCAATTTCACTCAAGCTGTATTTATGGTACTGCATAAGAGCAAAGTTCATTCTAAAGTACCCTTCTAGATTATTCTGGAAGAGTGCTATGCGAAAAAACTCTGTAGTCCCTCAATTGTGTACTCAGAATCCTTGCCAGTATTGGGATTTACAACCTTGAAGGTATGACTCAACTTAGGACAAGTAGTATAAAATTGCTGTATTTTCTCAAATTGCTTAGTAGTCAAACCATCTACAAATGTGCGGAATTCCTTCTTTGTAGTGGTAGTTGAATCATAAACTTCTTCACCATCAAAAATCTGATCTATTGATCCTGCAATAAAATCATAAACTTCTTCTGTTTTTAATTCCTTCTGTAAAAACTCCCTATCAACAAATTGCTGCATACTAGGATATTTCATGATAATACCTGTTGTATCATCAAACATAACCTTTGTACTATGTCCCTCTGGTTTAAAAACCTGAACATCTTCAATATTGATTGCTGCTTCTACCTTTGTCTCATTATCATCAAGACAAGTAACAGTCAAAGTGATCAATTCTCCAATAGATGCTGCTCTAATCTTCAAAAACAAAAACTCCAGATCAAAACTAGGAAGTTGATCTACCTTAATTCGTGAAATAACGCAATTTTTCAATAAATCCTTAACTGCACTAGTTACCTGTTTTTCGTCTTCTGCTTCTAATGCTAATAATAGTACTTTTTCCTCTTTTACGAGAAATGGACGATATTTAACAGTTTTTCCTGTAGAGGGTAATTCTAGTTCATACGTGGGATACCCTAACTTTGGTAATGCCATAAAAATGATTTCAAGTCGTGTATTTATATATACGACTTTTTTGACAAAAAATGTGCCGAGTAAATTTTTCGGAATTTATGGAATTGAAAATCCGAATTTGCTACGCTAAACCAGCACTTATAGATGAAGGAATATCATTCGCACCTAAAGGAAGATCATTTTTATTCTTTCTTGTAATCCAAGGTTTTACTTTTTCTCTATCAGCAAGAGAAGTAAATTCAAATAATCCTTCTCTATCAGAAGGACCACCATAAACAACAGTATGTCTTGAGTAATGAAAATTTACATTAACTCTGGTAATTTGAGAGGAACCATAGGATAAAGGAACAGCATCTATTGAATATGGATATGCATTCTCTAGTAAATATGTTATAGGTGCTCTTCCATTAGAAGCAGAAGCATTTGGTTCTGTCTTTATTATTCTTATAGTAGAAGCATACTGACTCATATACCTCAATCTATTAACCCTATTAGTTCGCTTAGGTGTAACAGATTTAGCACCCCAATAATCACCTCTAGCTGTTTTTCTATACTCACCAAAAATATAATTATACCAATCATTAAAGAACTTAAGAGGTATTAACTCTGCATCACAAAGAAATCCCATACCAACATCAGTAAACATTCTTCCTGTAGGATACTGAACTGCATGTTCTCCCAAATATCTACCACTTATTTGACCTGTTGCAGACTGTACATTAGGCAACTGTGCTTCATCACACAACATATTTACTATATCTTCGTCACCATTCTTATAAAATTTCCTAATTGTTCCTGGAACATCAAATATTACATCAAAACCAGTAGTAAGGGACATTCCACCCTTACGACCAATTTTATTCATAAATTGATCTATTCTTGTTACTGCCACTCTAAATATAAAATGTGGATTATATATTATATATGGCTTACTCAGGACTTTATAGACCCACTAATCCTAAGAAATACCGTGGCAATCCTTCTAACATAGTGTATAGATCACTATGGGAGAAGAAATATATGAAGTATTGTGATACCACATCTAGTATATTAGAGTGGGGAAGTGAGGAAATCGCAATACCATATAGATCTCCACTAGATAATAAATCACATAGATATTATCCTGACTTTTATATTAAGGTACGTGAAAAAAGCGGAAAGATATCTAAGTATATCGTAGAAATTAAACCCAAAAAACAAACTAAACCCCCATATGGTAAGGATAAAAGAACCAGAGCCTATAAGAACGCTGTTCTAACTTTTGCAAAAAATCGTGCCAAATGGGACGCTGCTGAGAACTATTGTGACAATAGGCAAATGAAATTTTTAATACTCACAGAAGATCATTTAGCAGTATGAAACAATGGCACAAGGATTTAAAGACATACAAGTACCTGAAGTTAAAGAAGACTCAGGATACGAAACTATATTTGAAAAGATAAAAGAA